GATGCACTAGGTAAGGAACCAAAGGATATATGGCCTAGCAGATACTTAGACTAATAAGGAAGAATTATCGTGAAACTATGGTTTAGTGCGAAAGAATTAGCCGGTATTGGTGGGTTATCAAAACACCCTAGTAATGTAAATCGACAAGCAAGAAAAGAAAAATGGCAATCTCAGCCATTAAAAGGAGTTAAAGGTGGTGGTGTTGAATATGCACTTTCATCACTTCCTGAATCAGTTCAAATTGAACTGCAAAAGAAGTTTGTATGTGCTGTTTCAAAACCAAAACAACTCCCAACTGTTAAAAATCTGAACCTTGCCGACCTCACCACCAAACAGCGCGAAATCGCTGATGCACGCATGGCTTTAGTGGCTTATGTGAGCGAATTGGAACAGGTGCAAAGCCGAATCAAAGCTATTACCCATCTCTGCAATGCGGCAAAGTGCGGTGAAATTTCGGAAGATTTGATGGCGTTGGTCTCCAAGGCTAACAGCAAAAACGGCAATAACTGCGGCCGTGTGTTATCACCAAGAACCCTGAATCAGTGGGTGATTGATTATCACAAATGCAAAACAGCGGAAGAACGTTTGCGTGCGTTGGCGCCGAGTCAACGTCAGGCAGATAAAGTGGAAAGTATTTGGTGGATGTCTTGGTTTATGGGGATTTATCGCCAAACCAACGGCATTAGCGTAGTGGATGCATATCGCATTTTTGAAACCGAATGGCTTACTCGCCACGAAAATGACGACATGTTACGCGAAATGTTACCAAGCCTTGATCGAGTGCGTCGTGCATTGGCTAAGTTGCCATTGCATATCCGAGAGTTTGGCCGCTTAACCGGCTCAAAATACAAAGGTTTATTGCCTTATGTTGAGCGTGATTGGTCATTGTTTAAGGCTAATGATATTTGGATTGGTGACGGTCACTCGCTGAAGATGAAAGTGGCACACCCTATTCACGGGCGACCATTCACGCCTGAATTAACCATGATTATTGATGGTGCAAGTCGAAAAATTGTGGGTTGGTCGTTGGCGTTATCTGAAAGTGCTTTTGCAGTGTTGGACGCTTTACGCTATGCCATTTCTCAGCATGGTTTACCTTGTATTTATTACTCCGATAACGGGGGCGGTGAGAAAAATATTTTACTTGATGCCGAAGTAACTGGGATTTTACCTCGCTTTAGCATTTATCACGCCACTGGGATTGCGGGTAATCCGCAAGGACGAGGGATTATTGAACGCTTAAATAAAACCGTCGGTAAACGCATTGCACAACGTTTTCCAACCTATTACGGGGCGGATGCAGACCCTGATAGCAAAAGACGGATGTTGCAATCCATGATTTCCCTTTCCAATGCGAAAAAAGGGGCGGTTTTAACGCCGTTACAACGCAAAGCGAAAGAAAAACTGGTGAGCTGGGAAGAGTTGATGGTTGGTATCCAAGAAGTGATTGATTGGTACAACAACGAGCATGTGCACTCTGAAATTCGTTGCACTCCTGCTGTCAAGTATGAACGCGTAACTAATCCAGAACTGATTGTTTACCTTTCCGACGTGGAATTACGCGACATTGAGCGCCCGCACTTTAAACGGGTGACGAAACGCGGACTGATTGAGTGGAAAAACCACAAATATTTCCACCTTGAACTGCTAAACCATCAAGGAAAAGAAGTGGTGGTCGGTGTGGATATTCACAATGCGGATTTTGTGCAGGTGCGCACGCTAGATGGTCGCTTTATCTGTAACGCCGAATTCGAAGCACACAAGAAAGCCGCATTCCCGGTGCCGATGGTTGAACAACAACGTGAAAACCGTGCGAAAGGCAGATTAAACCGTATTAAACACCGTGAAAATGAGATTTTAGACGAGTTAAATCCGGTTATTACGATTGAACATCAACAAGGTGCAGAGCTATTACACAGCTTACGCGCAAAACAAGTTAACCGCTTTTATGATGACGAAGAAATTCCGTTATTGCCAAGCGAAATGAGACGCCAACAACGCAAGATTGCAGGAGTTAAATAATGAAAGAACGCATTCTGAGATACGTCCACCAAGGGCGAATTGGGTACAAGCGTAATGAGTATTTTTCTTATCAGTTGATTAAATATAAAGGAAAGCTGGTTGAAATTAGACCAAAACAAGACTTTTTAGAAGTTTATAGCTTAAAAGGCAATTTAATTTGCACCGCATCAAGATTAATTACAAATACAGGAGCATTAGCATGAAAGAACAACTCGCAAGATTTATGCAACAAAAAGGGCTAACCCAAACCCAAGTGGCGAAAGCCCTAGGCAAATCAAATGCCGTTATTAGCCAGTATTTAAAAGGCATTTATAAAGGCGTAACCAAAGATATTGACGAAGCGGTGGAACGTTTAATCAAGCGCGAAAAAGACAAAGTGGTTGAGCGTAATTTTAACAGCGAATTTGTGCCGACTTACGCCGCAGAACGTTGCCTTGATGTGGTGCATATCGCCCATGTCGAAGGCGAAATTAGTGTGGTTTATGGCGCAGCAGGCTTGGGAAAAACCAAGGCATTAAAACAGTATGTCAGTCAAAACCCTGAAACAATTTTTATCGAAGTTGAGCCAAGTTGTAGCCCGAAAGTATTGCTGAAAAACCTCTGCCACCAGTTGGGGTTAAACGAAGTCGGCGCAAACCATGAATTGTTTACCCGTATTACGGAAAAACTGGGCGAAGGCCGCTTAATCATCGTCGATGAAGCGGAATTGTTGAGTACGAAAAGTTTGGAATATATCCGCCGAATCCATGACTTGACAGGTTGCGGTGTGGTGCTTGCCGGTATGCCTCGTCTGTTAGTCAACTTAAAAGGGAAATATGGCGAATTGGCGCAACTTTATAGCCGCGTGGGCTTAGCTTGCGACCTTGGCAACCAGTTAAGTGAAGACGACATCCACAAGTTAGCCGAGAACGGCTTAGGCACGGACGAATTTAACCAAATCCTATTTAAAGCCAGCCACGGCAACGCCCGCCGCTTAACCAAACTTATGCGCGGGGTGATTCGTGTGGCCGAAATGCACGGCAAACAGATTGACGAGAAGTTAATCAACTCTTACGCCGGCATGTTAATCAACTAATTAAACCAAAGGAGCAACCAAATGAGCGAACAAATGAACCGCGTAGCGTATGCGTTAAGACGTGAAGGCGTACAAATCGTTGAGAGTAAAGACGGCCGTTTTCCAAAAATGGTGATTTTAAACCCGAGCCGTCGTTTAAAAGAAAAAGGCGTGCAAATGACCACCGTCAAAAATGGCGTGCATATTGTGCGAAACGTGGCAAATGAACAAGGCGTTATGGTCTATTGGGCTTAAGGGGGAGAGGTGCCTAAATATCGTCAAATCTACGCCGTATATCGCGGAGAAGAGAATCTAGGCGACGGCACGGCGGAAGAACTAGCAAAGAAATTTAATATTAGAAAAAAAACACTGTATGCGATGGGGTCAGAAGCGATCCTCAAGCGTAACAAAGGCAACAGATTGATTGTAATCAAATTAGATAAAGAAGAGGTTTAAACCATGAAAGTGATGATTGAAGGTAAAGAATATTGGCGTGATGCCAAAGGCAATTTAACCCCTGCCGAGCTAGTGAAAGAAATCGACAAAGCACGTGATGCGCTCGTGCACGAATGGGTGGAGCGTGGTCGTGATTTAAGCAAAGCAATTAGCCATTTTAAAGAAGGAATTTTTGGTGATGTACAAGCCTTTATTGAGCTTTCAGCCGAGAAATATGGTGCGAAAGTGGGCGGTAATAAAGGCAATGTGACCCTGTTTAGCTATGACGGTAAATACAAAATTCAGCGCGCCATCAATGAAAGTTTGCAGTTTGACGAACGTATTCAGGCGGCCAAAGTATTGATTGATGAGTGCTTGAATGAATGGAGCGAAGGCTCACGACCTGAATTAAAAGCATTAATTGAACGCGCTTTTAATGTGGATAAGGAAGGCAATTTGAACACCTCACGTATTTTGGGCTTGCGCCGCGTCGAAATCCAAGATAGCCGCTGGCAAAACGCAATGCAAGCAATTAGCGAAAGCGTGCAAGTGGTAAGCAGTAAGGCTTATGTGCGACTTTATGAGCGCGTGGGCGAAACCGATCAGTATGTACCGATTGCGTTAGATGTAGCGGGGGCTTAAAGCTTATTTAAATGCCCTTTAAATCTCCCCTAACCCCTCTTTACAAAAGAGGGGGACGGGATGAGGGGCATTAGTAATAGGTTTTAATCATTAACTAAGGAGCAATGTATGGAAAAACTACGAACCTATAAAGATTTTAGCACGTTAGCTGTTGAAATGGAGCGTGCTGGTGCATGGGCAACCGCTGAGGCTGCTTGGCAGAGAGCGGCTATTGTTGCTCGAAAAAGCGAAAATGAAGAATGGGCATTAAATCGCCAAAAGATGTGTGCGCATTATGTGCGTTATCCAAATAGAAGACCGGAGGTGAGACATGGCTAAGTATGTGGCACGCTTTTATTGTTTGGTTGAGGCAGTTGTTGAAGCTGAAAGCAATGAACAAGTGTTAGATATGTGTGATTTAAATGTGTGTGATGTCAATAAACTGCCACACACCATTACAGAAATTGATGATGTGGTTGAAGTGGAGGAAGTATGACTGAGCTAACAAAAGATGACTTACGGGTTGGGCATGTTTACTCCGCGAAAAGTCCTAAAGAACACGGTTTTCCCCCATTATTAGGGGATAGACAAATACTGTGGATTGGGCTTATTTATGACAATAAAGAGGGGTTTGTTGATGGTTTGCAATATGACAGCCCATCAGTGAGAAGAGGACGCCACTATCCAAAAATCAGCATAACCAAGTTTTTAAAATGGGCAGAGGCTGACATTACAGACAAAATGCCGAAAGGTGAATGGAGATATGCAAGATGACTGAGCAAGAAAAAATGCGCTTAGACGAGCAGTTAGAACAAGCGGCAAAACAGCTCACACACGCGCTCCGCGCGTTACGCACAGGGCAAAATCAACACGCAGCGGTTTATGTTGGTAACGTACAAAATTTGCTGCCAGGTTTAAGAATGAGATTGGTGAAAGTATGAAAGTGCTAGATGAACACATCCTTGAATATATCTGGGACGAAACATTAGACCGCATCGCACAAAACACCTTGGTAACTTATATCGGTGGCAGTGTTGGCACGTATAGCGACGACCAAGCAGAGAAAAAGGCAGAAGACTTTGCAATATTGAGTGTAAGCCGACTTATTGCAGGATCTGGATTAAGCGATAGTCAATTTAGGAAACGGGTTAAAAAACTAATGGCACAAGGCGTTTTATTGCAACGCATTGGGCCAAATAGCTTTGTGATTAACTCAGAGGTGATTAAAGACGTAGCGGTACAAGCCGCACGATGTTGGCGTGCAATCGGCGTACCATATGGTATGGACGATACCGGAAAAACCTGTAAAACCTTACCTATTAACGCTCTACCGAGAAGCATTTTTGAGTTAAAGACAAATTGTTATCGGATTTTGAGATCTGAATATCCAAGTTACAAAAGAAAAGGTGTAGAAAATGAGTAATGAAATAACCCAAAAAGTCCGCATGACAATCGAAGTTGAAATGGACGACTACCAACGTGATC